GTGTTCCGGCGAGAAACGACCGTTTCAGGGAAATTTCATTTTGACAAAGCAAGGTAAAAGTAAATGCGTGATAGGATAACGGTTGCAGATGCAGCGAAGCGATCCGGATTGACTGCGAAACAGATCCGGGGCCGGATAAATTCAGGGGCAATCAAGGCGGAGCGAGAGGCGGTGGGTGGTAAGACTGCGGCGTGGATGATTGATCCTGCGTCGCTTGATCCGGTGGGGGCTGATGTGCTGGCCGGGAAGACAAAGACGAAGACATCCAACCAGCTTAAAGACATGCACATTGTGGCTCAGATCAAACGAATTCAGCAGGGCCTACAGGAAGGCAAACAAAAGATAATTGATGAATACGCTGCGGAGTGCAAGGCGGGCGCGATTGAGATCACAGCTTATTTTATCGGGATCGTGAAGCGGAAACTGGGGCTGACCAAGAAGCAGCAGGGGATTTGGAATAAGGAGATTGATAAATTCAGGGCGAAATATGAAACTGGATAACGACTTCACATTAGAACTTACCGAGCAGTGGCGATTTGCGCCGAGGCTGAAGCCTGCGGAATGGGCGGAGAGAAACCTTAGCTTCGGATACTGTAAATCCCCTCCGGTCGATAAATTCGATTTGAAATTGACGCCTTATATCCGGGAACCGATTGATAATTTTGCTTTACCGGGTGCGCTTCAAATGACTTTATGTTTCCCACCGCAATCAGGTAAGACCCTTGTATGGATGGCTGGCCGACTTTGGGAAATAGCAAATGACCCGGCTCCCGGTATCATAGTTTATAGCAACGATGACATGGCCAAAGATATGTCAACCGACAGGATGATTCCCTTGTTGAAGTCGGTCAAGCAAGTCAAGCAGGAGTTGCGGGCTCCGTTCGCGATTCGGAAAGACTGCTATCAGTTGGCCGAAAGTATGACATGGTTTACCGGCTCCGGATCCGCCGCGAGCCTGGCCTCTCGATCTGCTCGAACAGTTATTGCGGATGAAACGGATAAATGGATGCCGTTAGCGAAAGAGGCTGACCCGCTTGATCTGCTCCGGCACCGGACAAAGACGTATAGCAAGACCAAGCGAGTGATTGTTGTATGTACCCCGACCGTAAAGACTGGGGTGGTCTGGCAGGAATATCTCAAGGGGTCAATGGCAGAATGGTATATGCCCTGCTTAGAATGTGGTCATTTCCAGAGGCCGAACACTCAGTTCCTACAGTGGGAGAGGGACGCAACCGGGGACGTTATCGAGAACTCAATCCATTTCCTGTGCGAGAAATGCGGATACAAACATGATGAAAAAGAAAAGCCGAAGATGAATCTGCAAGGCAAATGGATTCATAAATACCCGAAGCGGAAAGCGTTCCATCGGTCGTATCACTTGACCGCGTTGGCCTCTCCGTTTGTGTCTTGGCCGGAGATTGCCCGGGCGAAGCAGGCAGCAAGTATTGAGTCGAGTCCGGAGAAACAGCAGGACTTTGATAACGCGATACTGGCAATTCCTTTCAGCCCTCGGCGGCATATCACGTCCGGCCTGATGTCCACTCTCAACAAGCACAAAACGGATTACGAAGTAGTTGATATCCGGGATGAATTACGCGGAATGTTTATGGCGGTGGATACACAGGACAACGGATTCTATTGGACGATCCGGGCGGTGCTGGCGAACGGCGATAAGCACCTGATTAATCACGGGTTCGCCGATTCGTTCAAGGCTCTTACAATACAGTGGAACGTGGAATATTACGGCAAGCTGCCGATGCTTGGGATTATCGATCAGGGCGGCCACAGGACAAAGGAGGTATCCGACTGGGTGTCTGCGATGAAACACTGGTGGAAGTATCGCGGGGAGTCACGGATAAGTATCCGGCAAAGATTGAGCCGAAACGATCCGCTATTGATTCTGGCGAAGCCGGCTTTATATAAAAGTGATTTGCTTTATTATATTTATTCAGCAATCGACAGGACGATGCCCGGCTATTGGTACATCCCCGCGAACGTGGACGATGATTACTGTCGGCAGATGATTGCGATCTCTCCGGACATGACGAAGAGGGATGGACACGAATATGAGAAATGGATATCCCATAGCAAGCAAGATCATTACTTCGACTGTGAGAAGATGTGGCTGGTCTTGTATGAGTATGCACAAGAGCAGTTGAAACATAACGAATGGTGGCGGCCTGATGTAAGGGTTAAGGTTGAGCCAAAGCAGCATGTGGTACGGAAACCGAGCGTGCCGATGTTCGACGAATATCAGTAAATAGGATTTCAGAATCAACAACGGTTTGGGCACAATATGGCAAGAAATTATGTATCTGAATTGACGGCTGTGCGTGAAGCCATAAACGATTGTATTGCAAACGGGGGTCTGGTCAATATCAGGATAGGCGATCAGTCCTATACTCTCGGCATGGGGGAACTACGGACGCGGGAAAGGAAGCTGGAGAACCTTATCCGGATTCGTAATGGCGGCGGCAGATCGATAATCGGGGAGGTAACATTATGACCTTGCCGATTAAAAAGCAGGTAAAGAGTTCAAAGGCAAAAGAGCAGATAGCTCAATCAAGATATCGGGCGGAGGTTTACAGGCGACGCGCCCGGATATTGGAGTTGGGCTACGATTCTATTAAGACCCACCCACAACGACGCGCGATAGTTCCTGAGCATAAAAAGACAGAGGATGAACAGTTTACCGGAACCGACCGGGTTAAATCTATCACTATGGCGCGAGACCTTATCCGCAATCATCCGCTGATATTGGGGATGGTGAATCGGATAATCGATTGTGTTATCGGTTCCGGCTGCCGGTTGCAGTTAAAGACCAAAGATACCGAGAAGGATAAAGTAGTCGAGGACTGGTATAATAAAGATTGGGCACAAGGGGAGAGGTGCGACGGCCGCAAGCGGATGGATTTGTGGTCATACCAGAAGGCGGTATTCGAGCGGTGGTACGCGGACGGCGAAAGCCTTATCTGGTTTGATGATTCAGAAAAGGGCGGGCCGCAGATGTTTGGATTTGAAGCCGATCAATTCTGCACTCCGTCTAATATGAAACCCACATTACCCAAAGGCCATGCCTGTACTGACGGAATCATAACTGATAAATTTGGCACGCCTATCTCTTACATTATCCATCCGACTAATAGGGGTAGGAAACAGATTTCGGATTGCATGGTTTATAAGGCGGAGCGCGTTCTGCATATTGCCACCTTCCGGCGGTTCCGGCAAACGCATGGTATCTCCCATATAATCCATTCCGGCGGCATGAGTACCGACCTACTTGATTACATCAAAAGCGATCTGCTGTCCAGCAAAGCCGCAGCCAAGTTCGCTATGTATGTCAAACGCAACAATGCGATGGAGTTTGAAGGGGTGCGTACCGGCAATGATATTGATGTCGAGGGTACAGGTGATGATGCCCCGGACGGTGGAACCAGTGAAGCATTAGATGATGCTACAACTTACAACAGGCTTGAGAAGCTAACCGGCGGCGCGTTTGAATACCTCAACCCCGGCGAAGATATTGGAGTTGTGAAACCTGAGCGGCCGAACAATGCGTTCGGGGATTATGTCCGGTCGGCTATCAGGATTATCGGGGCGGGGAATTCCTTACCTCTCGAAATGGTCTTATTAGATTTCAGCCAGACAAACTATAGCTCGGCGCGGGCGGCCTTACTGCTGGCATGGATCACGATTAATAGTATGGGGAGTTGGTTCGACAATATATTCAATCGCCCGATTGCGATCAGAGCGTTGGAGTGGGGTGCGAAATATGAGAACTTGATTCTCCCGAAGGGCTGGCGAACCTCCATGAAATTCACGCACCCGAAACTACCTGAAATAGATAGATTGAAAACTGAGAATGCACGGACAGTGGCGTTGGCAAATAATACCACGACCTTGCGGGATGAAACGGATGATTGGGAGGACACTATAGAACAGCGAGAACGCGAGAAAGAAAAGATAGGCGAGTCTGATATCTCTGGGAATCCTAACGAGCCGGAGGGACCAGAAGAACCAGAAGAGCCAGAGAAACCAGAAGACGAACAGGAGTAAAAATATGGACAACAAAGAACGTATTGCGGCGATGAAAGCCGGGATGCTGCATACTGTGATGACCAGGGATGTCTCTGAAAGCAAGCCGGTTGGCGAAGCGGAATCAAAAGGGTACCGATGGATTGCCAACTCAGGCGACAAGATGCCAGGTCTCTTGGGTGGAATCACCCTTGATATTGAATCAATGCAGCTTGAAAGATTCAGATTGAATCCGGTCATTTTGTATTCACATGACGGCCAAAAACCCATAGGAACCGGAGATGCATCTAAGGGCGATCTGGGTTTATATATGGATGTCTTTTTTGATGAAGCTGACGAACTAAGCGAGAGAATAAAGGCCAAGGTGGATGCGGGAACATTGAGAGCCATGTCGGTCGGTGTGGATTTCAGCGGTTGCGATGAAACAGATTTTGAATTTGACGGCAATGATTTAACGATTAAACACAGCGTGTTACTGGAGGCTTCGATCTGCTCTATACCCCGCGACGCAAAAGCACTCCGGCAATATAGCTTCTTATCTGTGCAAGCAGACGAACCGGAAAAAGATGAAGAACTCCCCGCCGATCCGGACAATACCGAAAACCCCGAGGGCGCGAGTGAAGGCGAAGAGAAATCCGCCGATAGCGATAGCGAACCCGATGAAAGTGTAACGGCTGACAGCGACGGCGGCGGGGATACTTCCACCATAACAATAACCGAGGTCACTCGATTGGCTCAGGTATCCGCAGAGAACATCATATTGAACAAGGAGAATGAATCACTAAAAGCACAAATAGACGTACTAACAGAAGGGCTAAAATTCGAGCCGCTTGAAAAGAATCCCCTTGACGGTCTCCATGGGCGGGAGAAAGTTGTTGAGGCATTTAAGCAGCAGGGCGAATAATATAATAATAATAATGGATTTGGAAAGGTTTACTAATGGCAAATTTAACATTACTTGATATTGCTAAAATGAACGGCAACGATGCGGTTATCGGGTTGATTGAGGAGAATCTGAATGCCGCGCCGGAAGCCGCACTCTGGCCGATGAAGACTATCAAAGGCACGTCATATAAAACTCTTGTCCGGCTTACTAATCCGACGGTTGGATTCAGGAAAGCAAACGAAGGAACGGCGGGCGTAAAAAGCACCTATGAGAACCGGACAGTTCAATGCTTTATCCTTTCAGAGATGCTGAAAGTTGATGTGGCCGTTGCTGATGCCAATGAGGATGGAGCGGATTCAGCGAAAGCATTTGAGGCGTCCGGCTTCATGAAGGGCGCGATGTACGCAATGGGTTCGCAGGCCTATTACGGATCGGGTGCCACGGTTGGAAATGATGCAGATGGATTCCCGGGGCTAATTGATTTTGTGACTTCTGACTATATTGTCGATGCCACAGGTTCGGGTGCCGGAACTGGTTCGTCTGTTTATGGTCTCCGGCTTGGGCCGGAAGCTGTCAGCTTTGTTGGTGGCAACGGCGACGGGATAACCCTTGGCGACTGGAGCGAGCAGATGGTCTTGGATTCGGGCGGAACCAATTATTATAACGCTTATGTGGCTTCGATGAATTCATGGATCGGATGTCAGTGCGTGGATAAATCCGCAGTTGGTAGGATCGCTGATCTGGATGCAACAGCAGTATTGACTGATGTCCTTATTGCTTCCCTGATAGAAAAGGCTCCAGTGGGCGGCATGTGGGAGTATCTGTATATGAACCGAAGGAGTCTGGGACAGTTACAGGCTTCGAGAACTGCAACGAATGGAACAGGCACACCAGCACCGTTCCCGACCGAAGCGTTTGGTATTCCGATTGTTGTTACCGACAGCATCACAAGCACCGAAACCCTCAATTATAACCTGACTTAATAATAACCACAAATAGAAATATAGAGGATTAATATTATGGCTAACGAATACGCAAGAAACCAAAAAGATTACGACCTGATTGATGCGGCTGTCGCTCTACCGGGCAGCGCCACAATCACGTACTCAGACGATTTTGATCTGGGGTTGGATACGGTCAAACCGGAAGAGATGGAACTGGAGATTACAATTCCGGCGATCCCTGTTACCGCATTGGCGGATGGTGCGACGATAAAGGTTTCTATTTTCAACGCGGCGACGGCAACCCCAACAGAGATTCTTGCCGAGAACATCTACACCCTCACGGGCGCAACGGGCGTCGATCCGTCTATTGCTGTAAATATCCGGTATCGAATCCCCTCGGATGCTCTGAGGTATCTGGCAGTGGGCTTCACATTAAGCACGGGAAATGCGTCGGCGTATGATGCCTCGGTGTATCTGTGCTTCTAAGGAAGGGCTAAAATAACTTTGGATTTGGAAAGGTTTGAAAATGAAAATACTTAAATGGTTAGGCATAGCCCTTGCAACATTATCGGTATGCGGGGCTGCTTATGGAACGGCGACCGATGCGACCGTTCCGCGTGAAGCGTGGGGTCTGGCTGGCGATGAGCAGTCTGCTGAAGATATCCCGATCCGGGATGAATCAGGTCAATTTACTGCCACCAACCTGATGGATTTGATCAGTGGCATGATGGATGGAACCGAGACGTTTGGGGACTTAGTGGTGTCTGGAACTTTGACAACTGGTACGACAACGACAACCGATACTGCGATTACTGCGGTATCATTGACGGTGTCGGGTTCCACTGCCCTTGATGGCGGATTAACGATGGACACAGATAAATTCACCGTTGATGATGGAAGCGGTAACACACTTATTGATGGGACGCTCAGTATCGGCGGGGCTATTTCTGATCCTACTGATGATGTCGATATTGATGATAGTTGCACAATATCTGGTGCGGCTGCACTTAGTTCGACTTTAGATGTAGCGGGCGCTGCCGATTTTGCGGGTACGACTGAATTTGCCGACAATACTTGTACTATCACTGATGCTACGGGCGCGATTAAAACCGACTCAACATTGTATGTTGCTGGCGCTTCTACTCTTGTTGGAAATGTCGCGGTAACAGGTACAACGACTGTCACTGATGAATCGACTTTTAATGACCATATTAATTTGGGCGCTGGAGCCGATCTTGTTGGTTCATCGACTTCTGATATAGATATAGATTCAGTGTTTACGGTAGCCGGCGCGACAGGCAATACGGCTGTTGTGGGGACATTGACCGTTACGGGTGCGCAAGCATCGGCAGCCCACATAACGCTTGGGGCTGGAGCCGATCTGGTGGGCTCATCGACTTCTGATATTAACATGGATGCTTTTGATGTCGCAGGCGCAACTGGTAATACTACGGTTGGCGGCACATTGGGCGTCACAGGGATTACAACTTTCACCGGAGCGGTAACCGCTAATGGTGGCGTAACCCTTGGGGCTGGAGACGACCTTATCGGTGGTGCTACCTCTGATATTACTATGCACACTGACAAATTTACAGTAGCGGGCGCGAGCGGAAACACTGTCGTAGGGGGCACGTTAGCGGTTACAGGGGTCACAACCTTCACTGCAGGAGTTACGGCCAACGGCGGCGTAACATTGGGCGCGGGCGACGACCTTATCGGTGGCACAACTTCCGACATTACGATGAATACAAACAAATTCACTGTGGCTGGAGCGACAGGTAATACCGTAGTTGCAGGAACTTTGACGCAGACCGGTATAGCTACTTTTGCCGCAACCTCAGTATTTACCGGCGGCCAGACCAGGAAAGAGCGGTTCTATCCTGCTGATATAAACTTGGATGATACCAACCCACCGACAAAGAATACCACAGAAGGCGGTACTGCTAATGTCTGGGAATGCCTACAATTTGATGCTGATGGTGGTTCTACTGGTGATGACATTGTGCATATCAAGTGGCGTGTGCCTGATGGGTATAAAGCCGATAGCGGTAGAATGAATATCATCTGGTCATGTGAGAGTGCAGAAGTTGCACTCGATACGGCGACATTCGATTTATCGTATCGCGCTGTTGCTATCGGTGAGGCCGTCGATGGCGCTATGACTGAGATTACTGCTGTTGAAGATGAATTATGGGCCGGGACTGCCGACCTCACAATGGTCACTCAGCTCGATTTTGAAACGGCAGCAATCGCAGTGGACGATACTGTATATTTTACGGTCTGGGTTGATGAAACTTTATCTGCCTTTACTGATACCGTAGATATCCACCTTATCGAGATCGAATGGGAAAGCACCGAATAAATGGCAATCGACAAGACTGTTATACAGAAATATTTACAGGCCGCGATTGGGATGAATCCGGTTGAGGTAACATATTCCGGGCGGGTTTACGATGGGCTTAAATCCGCTCGGGATGACTCTGTTGAATTAAAGATATCCGGGTTGATGCCTTCGTATAAGTACAGCGTCCATCTCGATCTTATTGCATTAACTAACTGGGACGCAATCCCGGCAATCGGCGAAACGGTTTCTGTTGGCGGAACTACTTTCAGGATATTAGATTTAGGTAACGATCCGGCGGACGTATATATCAGGCTGGACTTAGGTAGTCAGTACGCATAGGGAAGGGTAAATAATGGCGGTATCGCGACATTCGATAGAGCAGCGGTCGGAAGATATTCTGAAGGCGTGGATAAATGACGGTGTTGACCCAGCGACTACGCGATTGACTGTTAGTTACGGGGCATCGCCAACAGAAGCCTTCTATCCTTGCATAACTTGTCTTTGTGTGTTGATCGATGAAGAGATACCGGACACGGGCGTTTATCGGGCCCGGTGTGAAATCCATTGTGAAACATATATGCACGATGATGAGGACGGTAGCGTTCTTGATACCCTCGCCCATGTTGTACGGCAGGAATTGGCGACAAATAATGAGGCACAAATGAGTAGCCGGATATATAACGCGACAATTCACGCCGGATTATTGAGTAGTTCCCGGCAAATTCAAGACGGCAATGTCCGCCGGATAGAAATGGGCGTAGATTTGATCTGGAGCCCAACTGGTTAAAATAATAATTATATGGAATAGATAGGAGAAAATAATGGTTGATGATGCGAAAACTTTGGCGTGTTCTATACAAATGAAAGTACTCGGCACACATGTCAATACGCGCGGTACTGATATTGCAAGCGTGGTCATAACCGATCCGCTGGTGTTGAATTTTACCGACACACTGACAAACGGAACCGGCGATGGTAGCGCGGATTTAATGTATCACGAACGGATCGTGGAAACAAATGCAAGTGAAACTATATTTGATTTAAGTTCACTTGCTACAGCACCGGGCAACTTCGCGGGCGATGCATTCGGAACAGATATAACATTCACGACCATCAAACTTATAATGGTTCGGTGGGTGTCCGGCGGGTCACTTATTATCGGCGGCACAACCAGTGAGGAGTGGTTTGATACTGACGTATTTTTTTATGCAACGGATTCACAAATACACTTCCCGGCGGGCGGCGTATTGATGGCTTATTCGCCGACAACCGGTTGGCCGGTATCTGGTAATACAAAGGACAAATTCATAATTAATACATCTGCAACGGCGACGTATGACATCGTGATTATCGGCGAGTCTGATGCGTAACATGATTTATACAATTTATAAATTTATAATAGGAGCGAACAATGGCTGATACACAAATTGGATCAACCACAATCACATGGGGCACCACCGACGAGACCATTGGATATGTGGAATCGATCACTACGACTGATGAGTCTAATGGCCGCGAGGATGTCATAGATGGCGATGGCGATATCGTAGATGCTATTTATCATGGATTGAGAACGACAATGACCGCGAGTCTCGTGGCGTTGACTGCGCACGGGTTGACGGTGGGAAGCTCAATTACTATCGACAGCGTCGGGTATTGGGTCGATACGGTAGCAACGACAAAGAACCGCGCCGGATTCAAGACATACGAAGTTGCCGGATGGACATGTTCGGATATTGCACCATAAAAGAAGCGGATTCATCAAATGGCTGATGGTCTGAGCGTCAAAATCGATATGAGGGAATTCAACCGGGCGATGCAAGATGTCTTGCGCCTGAATAAAAAGAGCGCAAAAGACGATCTGTATTATCAGGGCAAACGGTTGTTGCCGAAAATAGTGCGGGCGACATCAATACTTACAAAATCAGTACGGCGGTTTGTCTGGGATGAAGATCAAAAGAAATGGGTTCCGGCGATAACTAAAAAATCCCATAAGTCCAAGATGTTTAAACCCAAGACCTCTGGACGATTGCGGGCAGGTTGGGTGTTGGCGTGGACGGCATTAGGCCTCAAAAATGTTCCGCGCGGAACAGGGCTTGCAGTAAAAATCTTCAAGGGCAGTGAAGGTGATTTTGTTGACAAAACAAAGACGGCAGATGCCTCTATCGAATTGATAAACAGGGTGTCCTATATTGACGATATCGAGGGGCAAGTTGAACTGATCCAGAAGGCAGTGAACGAACATAAAAAAACCCTCACAAATTATGTATTACGAAAAACCATGCAACGTCTTAATAAACGATTCAGAAAATATTAAACCAAAGGATTTAGTATGGAACCGGAAAAAATTACAAAAGAAGAGTTTAAGGCAGCGGATGGGAAAATCGAAAACACCGAGCAGTTTAAGGCGGCATCTGGAAAGTTGGTAGAAGAACGTGAGGCGGAGGCGTCGGCGGTTGATGAATTCCCTGATTATGAAGAACTTGATGGGGTGCGGTTCTATGCCCCATCAGCGAAGCACAAGTGGGCATTGGCCGCATTCGCACAAACAGATAATGCTGTGGTTAACGGGATGGTCGGCGGGTATGTTCTGGGTACTTCCCCTAATGAACTGAGTCGGATATTCATCGAAGCAAAAGACGGTTCGCTGCAATCAAATGCGCTTGATTTTTCGAGCAAATTCAACCTCGAAGAATTAGGGGCGCTAATTGGGAAACTTTGCACGCAGGGCGATTTTGAAGGCGAAGATGAAGAGGGCGATTCAAAAAATTAGCGAACCCGTACTGGTGGGCGAATATCGTCGATCTTTTCGCAAAAGAGTACGGGTGGACAGAACATTACATAATGACGAGAGTGCCTTACAAACGGCTCGTGGAGTATATGCGGCAAATTGCTAAACGGCACAATAAACCTATGGTTAGAGGCGGCAAGGTATTAGACAGTGAACGGTTGATGCAGAAACTAATGATGCAATGCAATAAATATCGGAAGGCTTTGAAGGATGGCTAAGGGCGAAGTAAAAGTTATTCTGGGACTCAATGCAAAAAAGTTTGAGCGCGGATTGAAGAAGGCCACTCGCACCGTCACGGGTTTCGCGAAAAAACTTACAAAGATCGGGACGCTTGGGGGAGCGATTTCTTTTGGTGTTTTATCTTTTGCGGTCATTAAGACCTCTCGGAGTTTTGCGGAATTTGAGAAAGGGCTGGCGAAGGTCTCCACAATGCTGGATGCCCGGATGATGCCGATGATGGATGAGTTCACGAAAGATGTGCGAAAATTATCGCTTGAATTCGGGCAGGCAACGGACACAATTTCCGGCGGCTTGTTTGACATATTGTCGGCGCAGATTAAGGCCGCTGGCGCAACAGAGGTATTGACGGCCGCAACGAAACTTGCCACGGCTGGATTCACGGACGTTAAGATCGCAGGGGAAGCGATGATTAGGGTTTTGTCTGCTTATAACCTAACGACCAATAAAGCAACGGCGGTTTCGGATAAACTTTTCAAAATTATGGAATTGGGTGTCATTACATTCGATCAACTTGCGCCCAAGATAGGTATGGTCGCTGGACTTGCCGGGGAGTTGGGCGTCAATTTCAATGAACTTGGCGCAGCACTTGCGATGGCGACGAGAATACTACCGATCAGGCAGGCCACGACATCTATTAGAGCAATGTTGAATGCGTTCCTAAATGCAACGCCACAAGCTATTGCGATGGGGCGAAAGTTCGGGGTGGAGATATCCGCACTTGGTCTGCGGAAATTAGGATTGATCGAAATATCAAAAAGATTTTCAAAGGCGACTTCGGATGAGTTGGGAGTGATGTTTAACAACAAAAGAGCGTTACTCGGTGTGATGGTATCGATTGCTAAAACGAACCTGTTTTATGAGACATATATTAAAATGTTGAAATCGACAGGAGCGACAGAGAGGGCACTTCAGAAAGTTCAAGACAAAACCTTTGTGCAACTCGGTAGGGTTCGGCAGGCATTCAAATATTTACTCGATATGGTCGGGAAGTTCGCGGTTTCCACCGGCATATTTGAAAAGATCAGAAAAGCAATTACATTCATTGCCGACGGAATAGACAGGTTGATAACATCGGGGCAATTGGAGAGTTTTAGAAAGAAAATATCAGATATAGCTGATGATGCTATCCGGATGGGGAAAGCTGTCGCTGGAATGCTTGCGATAGCATTCGGCGGGGGTAATACAGCAGGGCGTCGCGCCGCAGAAAACTTTATGATTAATTTTGGGAACATGGTGATTGCTGTGTTTAAGACTGCGGCAGTGGCGGCTGTTGAGGTCTTGTTGATGGCCGCGTCAGCTATTGGGAAGCTAATTGGAAAAGGTCTCTGGCGGTACGCGTTTGGCGATAAAGCGGCACAACGCGCAAGGTCAAGGGCCGAAGAGGAGGTTCGATCAAAAAGACCGCGATTCGATATGATACAGATGGGGACAGGACAACTTGGATCACGTGGCCCCGAAAAACCATTTACCGCAGACGAACAAGCAGACATTGAAACCAGAACTAAAGAACTCTTGAAGGAATTTCGATTGCGTGAGGGGCGCGACGAATTAGCACAATTGGATTTCGGTATTGGCCTTGATGAAGCATTCGTGAACCTCAAGGAATCCGCGAATGAAATGGCAGCGATCATTGATGGATTAGTTTCTACGGACGGCGGCAAGCCCGGGCGACCCGGCACAGGCGGCAGAGTGCCCTGGAGAGGGTACGGAGAGGGCGACGAGGTAGCTGGCGGCATAGCTGGCGCATTGGGCCGTAGCGGGGGCATGGGCGGCTTACAGGCCGACCAACTCCGTAGGATCGGCGGCACATTGGGCGGGTTTGGCGGAGTTGCTGCCGGTATCCAGCAAAAGCAATTAACCTCTCTTGAAAAAATTGCAGGCATATTGCATAGCCGATTACCAAAACGAATATTAGGGCCGGCCACGGGAATCCCGGTATGGAATACATAAAATGGCATCAGTATTATTGAGAGACATGGGTTGGATTGAATCACCTGCAACGGTGGTTCATATTGGCGTCAACACAAGTACAATCATCATAACCGGGCAATGTAAATGGGTTGATGTATGGGGTTATGTCCCGGAATATAACAGCAAGTACGAGGATGAAGGTTCTCATTTAGGGGATATGCGGTATCTCGATACGGATATTGTGAAGGATGAAAACGGAATAACCTGCACGATGACGCTCAATATTGGCCCTTATGACCCTGATCGTATGCGCCCCGGGCTCACAATATGGTCGTTGAGTATTGGGGCCTTAGAGAAGCCGATTAAGGATCACACCGATTATGTTGTTGGATGGGATCATGACACGCTTGTTCGCGCCGACCACAAAACAGAATATTTCAAGCCCAACACTTATGTCAAGGAAACATACTCGGATTACACAGTCACAGCCGCGTCAAAGCCCTCAAAGGATTCCTTTATCCTTCCATCGCCTGTCGTGGAGCAACGCACATTCTATGCCCTGGATGCGCTTGAACCCAATTTTGCCGCAACTTTGGTTGGTGAACGCAGGAGACCGGCTGTTCGCTTCGGGGTGGGTGGAGGGGATTGGCTCGTTATGTCTGCTGAGGTGCGTAAAAATGGCGATCTGTTAGAGGTGATAATAAGGTATCAATATGCCGACGATTGGGACACTGACATATACCCCTCTTAATTAAGGAATTATATAATGGCATTATTGCCCCCATTACCCCCAAGACACACAATTTCTGAAAGCCTGTGGATTGTGTTGGATAAGATTATGTCATATCTGAAATCCCTAACAATCCGGGGTGATGGAAAGACTATAAGAGTTAATCAGACCGATAACGGCGTCACAATATCTGCCATCCTGCCGCCCGGAAAAGTATATTTAGAAAAAGAAGTTTATTTTTTAGAAGTGACTTATATCGACGGGGACGGGTGTCCGGACACTCAG